TCATAGACATGAGTTTGGAGAATCTACAATTTTGGAATTGTATGGATTATGGCGTTACTGCCGTGAACAAAGGATTTGTGTCATCGATGGACTGTGAGGTCTTTACCAGAGATCACGGACTCATGAGAGGGCAGTATCTATTCACACTTGATAATTACCATGCTAATATTGATGTGATAGATAATAATGTAAGTGAAGTGCCTCAAGAGCACAAATCTCATAATTGTATCGCATTGAACAACGGTCAATACGCATTGTATCCTAATAATAGGATGCGTCTGTATGACCTCTCTATCACTCCAGAAGAACCCAAGTTCCCTGACTTCAAGGTTTCTACCATAGAATATCAAGTAGAGGCAGGAATCGACTGGGGACGCTTAGGAGACACTGATGATTATTTCTGGCAAACACCAAAAGAGAGGGATAGCAACCCCGTTAAAAGTTCTGATTAAACTTTTCTAACGGAGAAAAACGATGGGACTATTTTCAGTAGATAAAAGTGAAGAATTCATTGAAGAAGGAATGACACTTATCACTGAGACTGATAGTGATCGCCTTCTAGATGCCGCCGCAAGGCAGCGTAGATCCAAGATGAAGGAAGAACTATACCCTCTTCCCGAGAACCGCCTAGAACGCCCTTGTGGAGGAGCGGGCGGATTTGACGATTTTGTAGAGCGTTGGCACGAGTGAATAAATAATAGCAGCCTATTGCTGTGTCTAAATGCCGACCTTTCAGACATTCAAGGACTTGAGTGTTACATTTAAGAAGCATCCTGTATCAGATGATCTGGTAACAGTGAAAGACAAGGCAGCTATCGTTCAAGCGATTACTGCCTTGCTTCTTACTAGGAAGGGTGAGCGTCCATTCCAACCCCAGTTGGGATGTGGTATTCAGAATGTATTGTTCGAACCATTGGATTATGGTAGTGCTGGTATTATCAGATCAGAGATCAGAGATGTACTGAATCGTTATGAACCACGAATTTCTGTGGATAGTATTCGTTGCACTCCAGATGAATTAAATAATGGATATGAAGTTGAAATGTCGTATACGATTGTAGGTAGAGACGACGCACCAGTAGCAGTAGAATTCTTTCTAGAGCGTACACGATAATGCCTTATACTCAGGTTGCCAATTTAGACTTTGAAGATATCAAAGTTGCTCTGAAAGAGTATCTCAGAGCACAGTCAGATTTTACTGATTATGATTTTGAGGGTAGTGCGTTATCGACGTTGATCGATACACTCGCCTATAACACCTACTATACGGCGTTTAACGCTAATATGGTAGTCAATGAACTATTCATCGATTCTGCCACCTTGAGGGACAATGTGGTAGCGATTGCGAAGCAGTTAGGATATAGACCCAAGAGCGCAACGTCTCCAACTGCTTACGTATCATTTAATGTAACATATAACACACCAACCAGTGATACCGAACTCCTGCTGAAGAAAGGAACAGGTTTCATTGCTTCATATGATAATAACATCTATCAATATGTTGTGCTTGATGATGTAACAGCACAAGTATCGAACGATGTTGCTACTTTTGAGAATGTAGAGGTAAGAGAAGGCACTCAGTTAGTCAATACCTATACTGTCAACACTTCACTTAAGTCACAGCGTTTTATTTTAGACAACCAGAACATTGATACTAATACTATTAGAGTAAAGGTATTCCCAACTGGTGGATCTTTTAGCGAACCATGGTTAGTTGCAGATAATATTATTGGTATTAATGGTTCGTCTAAGATTTTCTTTTTGGAAGAAATTGAAGATGAGAGATATGAATTGCTGTTTGGTGACGGCGTTTTAGGCAAGGCACTAGAGAATGGTTCGAGAGTAGAAGTGTCTTACTTGACCACTTCTGGTTCAGAGAGCAATGGTGTACGCACATTCGTCTTCTCAGGTGTCTTAGAGAACCCACAAGGCGTCTCTCCCAACTCTTTCGACGTATCTATTGCTTCAACAGTTGCTGCTGCTGGAGGCGAAGAGATTGAGAGTACAGAGAAGATTCGTTATACAGCACCAAAATCATATGGCACCCAGGATCGTGCGGTTACTGCTGATGATTACTCTGCTATCATTCGTAGAATTTACCCTGCTACCAGCGACATCATTATTTTTGGAGGTGAGGACCAAGACCCACCACAGTATGGAAAGGTATTCATCGTATTGAAACCAAAAGATGCTGCTTACTTGACATCACTGACAAAGAGCAATATTGTAGCAGAATTACAAAAATATTCCGTTGCTTCTATTGAACCAGAGATTATTGATCCATCAATTCTATATGTTGAGTTGAATAGTAAGATTTATTACAATGGATCATCAACTGATCAGACTCCAGCGCAAATTAGAGACAAAGCAATCGCTGCTGTACAAAACTACATTGATATTTCAGACATTGAAAAGTTCAATGGTAAGTTTAGACACAGTAAAATGGTGGGTGTGATTGATGATGCTGATCGTAGTATCAACTCAAATCTCACTTCTGTAACAATGAGAAAGGATTTCTATCCACAACTCAATTCAACATTCTATTACGAGATTTGTTTCCAGAACACATTTGACGAAGACTGTGACGGACCAACTCTCTCCACAACTGGATTTAGAGTCACTGAATACCCAAATTTTGACGTGTATCTTGAAGATAGGGGTGGCAAAATTGTCCTATATAGACTAGATACTGCAACTAGCGAAAAGGTTGTTCTCAACTCAGAAGTTGGCGATATTGACTATGTAAAAGGCGAACTAAGAATGTACGATTTGACTATCATCAAGGGTACATATTTTGATAACCGTATTTCTGTTAGAGTAAACCCATTATCCAATGACATCAAGGCACTCCGTGAGGTTTATCTTGACGTTGACGTAGCGAATTCAAGTTTCACCGCATATAAAGAGTAAGTAAATGGCTGCTGTAAAGACCAAGAGAATTTCAACTCTAATTGAGTCACAGCTTCCTGAATTCATTTCTACTGAGTATGAACTGTTTGCTAAGTTCGTACAAAAGTATTATGAAGCACAGGAAGTCCAAGGTGGTCCCTTGGACGTTCTTAGCAACTTACAAAAGTATGCTGACATTGATTATTATGAGAAGAATCTACTAAAGCAAAATGATTCTCTTGCTGCTACTGTTAGTGCTACAGATACTACTATTACACTTGTAGACGCCAGTTCTTTCCCTAAGAAGAACGGTTATGTAAGAATTGGCAATGAAATTGTCTTCTATGCTTCTAGGACCGATACAGATCTTCTAGAGTGTTCTAGAGGTGTTAGTGGTAACACAACTCTAGGAGACTTGTATTCTGCCTCAGATTTCAACAGCACTGATGCCGCTCAGCATGTTGCTGGTGAGAAAGTATATAATGTTAGTAATTTGTTCTTGTATGCTCTAGTCAAGAACTTCGAATCTCAGTATTTGGGATCTTTCCCAGAAAAGTATCTTAGAGGTGAAGTTGACAAGAGAACTTTAATCAAGAATATTCAAAAGTTCTATAAGACAAAAGGAACTGACAGTTCAATCAAGTTTATCTTTACAACAATTATTGCTAAAGATGACACCAACGAACCAGAAGTTTATAAACCAAAAGACTTTACTTACAAAGCATCTAAGTCAGATTGGGTTAATGTATATGCTCTGAAAGTAAAAGTTGTATCGGGAGATCCAAAAAATTTAATCGGAAACAAGATTGTTCAACCAGAAACAACTGAATATGGGTATGTTTCTGCTACAGTTGATAATGTATATCCAGATGGCACAGCAGATGATGAACAAATCTGGAACATTGTTTTAGCACCAGAAACTGTTACTGGTGAATTTGCTATTTCGACAAAGACAACACTACAGAAAAATCTTTCTCAGAATGATGGTGTTGGTAAGCGCATCAACGTTTTCTCAACTGTTGGTTGGGGTAAGACTGGTGAAATTTTGATTGGCGAAGAGACAATCAAGTTTGAAGAGAAGAATATCACTCAGTTTGTTATTAAGAGACGCGGTGATGTAACTTACAATCATAGCGTTGGAGATTCTGTATACAAACCAGTTATCATTGAAGGATCTAATGTTAAACTTCTAACATTGGGAGTTGTATATAATTTCACAACTGATATACAGCATCCATATTCTTCTCCTGGCGATAGAGTACAAATTTCGAACCCAGGTTTCGAAACTTCAGATCCAAAGATTGTAAGAACTGGTACAAATCAACCAAGATGGATCCTCAACAACAATCTTCCAATTGATGCCCCCACTGCACCAGCAGTTCAAACTAGTTTAGGACAGACTTCAACCGATGTATCTGCTATCTTTGCGGATGATCAATACTATTATATTACATCTTCTGGTTTTCCATCATACAAAATTTTAGATGGATCGGAAGTAACACAAACTGTTCTAGATCAAAAATTGCTTCGCATTATCAGAAAGCAAGCAACTAGAACTACCGAGAAGTACAAAACACCAAAGTCGGATATTGGTATTCTTCTCAATGGTGTTCGTTTATATGGTTATCGTGATCCAGAAAGCATTCGCTTTGGTAAGTTAGAATCAATTGAAGTTAACACCCAAGGAAAGGGATATTCTAAACCACCCTTTGTTCTTTTAGATGGTGTTCCAAACAAGGCACGCGCAGTTCTTTCTGGTTCTGTGGTTGAAAGATATATTGTTGATACCGACACTATATTCCCAAGAGTTCCAGTTGTTGAAGTAACTTCTGGTAGAGGAGCGGTTGTTCGTGCTGTTGTAACTGGAGATGAAGTTACCAGTTTAGTGATTGATAATCCTGGTGAATATTATTCTTCTGCTCCTATTGTTAGAATTACAGATAAAAATGGTAAGGGCAGATTTGCCGATTATACTGCTATCGTAGACACTGATGGAAAAATTACAGGGTTTAATAAAAACTCTGGTGGTACATTCTACACACAAAGCACAGTAAAAGTAGATATTTTACCTGTTGGTAGCGGTGCTAGTGGAACACCATTACTTACAGAATGGAATTTTAATAGATTCGAAAAACTAAAATCTAAATTAGATACAGAGAACGGTTACGTATTCAAAAACTATAACAATGTTTTAGAATATGGTTATGGTCATCTTGCTAATCCAAAAGCACTTAGGGTTGATTTAAACGATAATATCAGTGTTACTGGTTCAGAACCAGTAACTAAAGTTCATTCTCCTATTCTTGGATTTGCTTATGATGGCAATCCTATCTATGGTCCGTTTGCTCATGAAAATCCACTAGATCCTCAGTCTCCTATTGTTAGGATGACATCTAGTTACAGTAAGAATGGATCTAGATCTGGTGGTCCTTCATTAACAGAATATCCATTAGGTACATTTACAAATGATTATACTTACTCTCATAAGTCTGGATCACTAGACGAGAATAATGGAAGATTCTGCATCACCCCAGATTTTCCAGAAGGAACTTATGCTTATTTCATTACTATTAATAGCAATCAAGTACCGCAATACCCATATGTTCTAGGAGAAAATTTCTATTCTCTACCAGTAGACAGTAACTACAATTCTAACATTAATCAAAATGATGCTCCAAAGAAATCTAAGAGATTCTATCAGCCTGGTATGCCTAGAAATGGCGAAGGTGTTGTAGCACAGATCTCTGAAGTAAGATCTGGAACTATCGATTTTATTGCTATCGATAGATCATCTTCTAACTTCTCAGTGAACAGCAAAATCTATTTTAATAATAGAGGATCTGAAGGTTCTGAAGCAGAAGCACTGGTAGAATCTGTAAAAGGTAAGAACGTACAATATCTTGATAGTTATGAGAACAAAGTCGTTAAGTTGACAACTATCCAGAATGCTTATCTGTTTACTGATGATGTTTTACGTCAACCATCATCAAATGCTTCTGGTACGATTGTTGGTAATATACAAAACGATAATACAATTGTTCTAAAAGATGTAATTGGAACATTTGATAATACTGGAACTTTCTCTGCTGATATTAAAACGTTCTTCATTCTGTTAGATCAAAAGAGCTCTTATACTAAAGGTGCTACTCTGAGTCTTACTGATGGTATCAATCCAACAATTGCTACAGGTGAAGTTTTAAACAGCACATCCAATCAGAACACTGTTGAGATCAAGGTTCTTGGTGGTGATTGGTTAGATTTTAATACAGGTGAATATTTTTTACAATCAGATGATTTCTTTAATACTTCTGGAACTAGACCAGTTACACTGACCTCACTTAGTGATGGACTGGAACCATTTGAAGTAAATCAGAGTGTTGCTCTTATTGAAACTGCAACCAATCATGGATTAGGTATTGGAGATCGAGTCAATATTGACATTTTCCCAGACGATGCCACTAAAACTAAAACATATTATCTCAGAAAGAGACTGTATCAAGAAGTAGTATTCCAACCCCCACAGTTTACATCAACTGTTGATGATACTGGTGTTGGAAGATTCCAAGTTTTGAATGGCGGAGCAGATTACACAGCAGGAACTTATACAAATGTCCCATTGACTGGTGGAACTGGAACTGGTGCCACAGCAAATATCACTGTTTCTAATGCTGGTGTAGTATCTAATATTACAATTCAATCTAAAGGATCTGGTTACAGAAAAGCAGATTACCTTGGTGTGGATGACGAGTCTTTACAGAGAGCAGGTGCTTCTTTAAGTACGTCTAGACTTACATTGTATGTTGATCATATTGGATTTGCTGCTGGATCCACCATCCTAACGTTAGACAGCACTACTGGATTCTCTGATGGAGATTTGATTTCTATTGGAAATGAGGTGATGGAAATTGTTTCTGTAGATGGAAAGAATTTAACTGTAACAACGGGAAAAGAAAATACTGCCGTTGTTGATCACTTTGATGGTCAAGAAGTTTCTCTATTCAAAGCAAGATACAACTTTGATGCTGGATTCCAAGTAGGAACAGTTGCTGGATCTGGATATATCCAATCATATGATTTAGAAACACAGAAAGCAACTATTGTATATGATTACTCTGTTGAAAAATTAACGGCTCAAGACATCAAAGTAAGCACAACATTCTTCGATTCTAGTTCTCCACAAAGACTGGTATCTGTAAAAACTGTTCAACCAATTGACTTTAAGTTTGAGTTCTCTGAAGATAATGTAACTTACACACCAAATCCAAACATTGATATCCAAGAATTTTACAAGTATAAGTTTGATACTTCTCACTCATCTCTTGTAGAAACTTACTTTGATTTAAGTCCTAGTAAGAACTATAATATCATCACTCTCGAAAAACTAGCGTCAAACATTTTACCAGGAAACCCTGGTGCATTTACAGATGTTAAATTTGGTTTTGGACCAAGAATTACTAGCAATAACTATTCTACCAAAACAGGAACAAGTTTTACCAACTTCTACTACTTTGATAAAAATGGTATTGTAAACTCTGATGGTAAGTATCTGAAAATTATCACAGATCCTTTACAGGGAGCAAAGACTGTAATTTATGTTACTCCAAATAGATTTGTGTATGATGTTCCATCTGCTCCTCTTTGGGACGGATCAGGAACAATTAAATACACAACTACAGGACAATTTGCTGTTGGAGAAATCAATTCTTTCAAGATCACAAATCTTGGACTGAATTATAAAAAAGTCCCAATCATCGAAGGTGTTGATCCAAATCCAAACTTTAAAGCAGAAGCAACTGTTTTGTTTGACGAAATTACTAATACTATTGTTGGTGTCAGAAGAGACAGCAAAGGATCAAACTATGTTAATCCAAAGGCAGTTGTAGTTGACGGTGATGGTGTAGATTTATCGTTTAATGTAGTTGTGAGAGAAGGAGAGATCTTCTCTATTACTGTTGACAATCCTGGTAGAGGGTATACTTACGCTCCCAAAATTGAAATTATTGAAGGTGATGT